TGCGTGTTGTGACTTTGCAGATATAAGTTTTACTTCTGCTTCATTTACAGCTAACGGTTGTTTAATATATAACGATACAAATGCTGATAGAGCAGTTTGCGCAATTGCATTTGGTGGAGACAAAACTGTATCAAGTGGAACTTTCACAATTCAATTTCCAACAGCAGACGCATCAAACGCAATCCTTCGTATAGCATAGGGAGGTAATCCTTATGGCATCTATTTGGGGTGGCGATAATCCTTCAGTAGCATGGAACGAAAATTCTTGGCAATCTAATACTTTAACCGTTTCTTTAACCGGTGTACAATCAACATCATCAACAGGTTCTTTAGAAGCTTTTAACGAAGAAGGTTGGGGTAGACAAGAATGGGGTAATTCTGGTTGGGGTGTAGACTATTCAGTTCTACCAACAGGATTAAGTGCAACTTCTAGTGTTGGAAGCGTTTTAGCTTCTCAAATTATTACCACAGAATTAACGGGAGTAAGTGCTACATCTTTGGTAGGATCACTAAATTTAGATTTAACTTCTGTTGTATCACCAACAGGTTTACAAGCACAGACAGAACTTGGAGATTTTGATAACGCCGGTACATTAGTTGGTTGGGGTAGAAACGGTTGGGGTGAAGAACCTTATGGTGATTCATTTAATAAACTTATTCAACCAGCCGGATTAAGTATAACTTCTAGTGTTGGTGCTTTAACACCAGCTGATGTAGTTGGATTAACAGGTGTGGCCGCAACATCATCGGTTGGGTCTATTTCTCCTGCAGATGTTATGGGACTTACAGGAGTATCTGCAACTACAAATGTAGGATCAATAGTTCCTGCTATAAGTGTTCCATTGACAGGAGTAAGTTTAAATTCTAATGTTGGTGCTATAACACCTGCGGATGTTGTGGGATTAACAGGACAGTCTTTAACTTCTAATGTTGGAGATGTAGAAATAGTTGAAATATTAATACTTAATATAACGGGAGTATCATCAACTACAAGTACGGGATCTATTATTCCTGAGATAGGTGTTCCTTTAACCGGTGTTTCTACAACGTCTGCAACCGGTACAATTACGCCAGAAGATGTTATGGGATTAACTGGACAACAGTCAATATCTAGTGTAGGAGAGCTTATTGTATTAAGTTTTGAAAATGTTAATATTGTAGGAAATACTAATTATTCTGATGTTGACGTTGTAGGCGAAACATCGTATACAGATGTAACACATGTAGCTTAGGAGAACAAAATTATGGCATCAACTTTTACAGATCTTGGTTTAGAATTAATGGCAACCGGCGAAAACGCTGGTACTTGGGGAACAAAAACTAACGCAAATTTAAGTCTTATTGAACAACTGACTGGTGGTGTTTTAAGTTTAGCAATTGCTGGATCAGGAACTACAGCTTTAGATATAGACAATGGTGCTTTAACAGGTACGGCTCAACAAAGAGTTATAGAATTTACAGGTGCTCTTACAGGATCAAGAATTATAACTTTTCCTCTTCTTACAGAAACTTTTTACATTATTAAAAACGGAACCACTAATGCAGAAACATTACAATTAAAAGCAGCATCTGGTTCAGGTGCAACAGTTACTTTTGCAGCAGATAACAAAGGATACAAACTTATTTATCTTGATGGTGTTGCAACAAACACTGGAGTTTTTGAAGCTGTACTAGGTGGCACTGGTGATGTGACTCTTACAGGTACACAGACTTTAACTAACAAAACTTTAACCGCTCCTAAAATAGGTACTTCTATTTTAGATACAAACGGTAATGAATTATTATTATTAACAGCTACAGGTTCAGCAGTTAACGAACTTACATTAGCTAACGCTGCTTCAGGAAATGCACCTAGTATTACGGCTTCTGGAGAAACTAACGTGAGTCTTAATCTAGTTTCAAAAGGAACAGGTCAAGTTCAAATTAATGGTAATACAGCATCAACAGTCGGAAAAGCTATTGCAATGGCATTAGTTTTCGGATAAAAGATTAACAGGAGAAAATAAATTATGGCAAACCCAAATCTAGTAAATGTAACATCGATCACAGGTGAATCGGTACAAGCAACATTAGACACTACTCTAACTACAGAGATTTTAGCGGCTGCTTCAGATACACTTGTAAAAATTAATAGTATTATAGTGGCAAACATTGACGGATCATCGGCAGCAGATGCTTCAGTTTTTATAACTAAATCCGGTGGATCACCGATAGCAATTGCAAGCACAATTTCTGTACCAGCAGATGCTACACTTGTTGTAGTAGATAAAAACACAGCTTTATATCTTGAAGAAGGTGATAACTTAGAAGCTGGCGCAAGTGCTAATGGCGACTTGACTATCACTGTCAACTTTGAAATATTAAACGACGCGTAGGGAGGTAATTATTTATGACAAAAATAATAAAATCAGCAAAAGGCACTTATACAACCGCAGACATAACAGTAGATGGCTCAGGAAGAGTTATCAGTGCTGCATCTGGATCAGGAGGAGCAGCAGGAAATTTAGTTGGGACTTTTGGTAGTGTTGGACCTTCTTCAGGAAATTATACAGCATCACCCGGTGCTAATTTTATAGTTGCTTATGTAGCTGGCGGCGGCGGAGGTGGCGGAAGAAGTCCGGGAAGTGTTAATGGAGGTGCTGGAGGATTTGGAGTTTATGCAACACCCATATCACAACCATACACAAAAGCTTATTCAGTAGGAACTAGAGGAAATGGCCAACAAGGACAAGGTAGTAGTGGAAATGCTGGAGGAGCAACTAATTTTGGAAGCCCTGTAACTGTAGCTGCAAATGGCGGTGCCGGTGGTGGTGGACCAGGAGGTAGTGCTGGAGCACAAGGAACTGTTAATGGTTCTACAAAAGATTTAACAAATGTAGGTGATTCTTCTAAAGGAAATATTATGAATCAAAGTTTAAGAAAACAAATGGGATTCAGTCATATGTCAACTTCTCCTAGTAATTTTAATGCAGTAAATGGAAATATTTCTTTGTCACAAGGAGGACCAGTTGCTAATATTGGTTCTGAAGGTGGTGAAGATGGAGGTTTCGGGTTTTTATACATCTACGAAAATATAGGGTCTTAATTATGGCTAAAATAGTAATGACAAGCGTAGAAGATGGTGGAGTGTACAAAGCATTCTTTACTCAAGAGGAGCTTGATGGTGCTACTAGAATTAATCAATCGCAATACACTATTGTTGATTTACCAGACGCTGATTTAATAAAAATTCACAACGAAAAAGCTGCTTTTAAAGTAACTGACGGAGTTCTAGGAGTTATTGATATTTCACCTGTTCATAATAAAGAAACTTATTCAGAAGCAAGAGAGAGAATAATAACTTCTTTTGATGCATTAAAAGAAGGTAATTTTAAAAATACTGTTTCTTCTTTTATGGATATAGTTAATGGTATTGATATAGATTCTTTAACTATTAATCCTTCCGTGTCTTTTGCAGAACACGTAAAATCAATTAGCTCTAACGTTTATTACGACTACTTGCAATTAGCTTAATTTTTGATATAATACTTTCAAAATGTATGAAAGGTTTATGAAAGATTTATGCAAAATTTTATTGTTGTAGAGGATTTTTATTCCAGAGAAAACTTTGGTTTAATGTCTAATTTTCAAAGAACATGTAACATGAAAGGTTTACAAGTTCCTCAAAATATTTATTATCCATCAAGGCTAGACGCATACCCTACTTGGGAATCTAATTGTTTTGAAAAAAATGAATTAGAATATAAAATTACAGAAAATGCAATTTTAGAAAACACAAAATTTAAAATAAGTAAAATGCAATCTTTGTTTAGAAAAGTATTAACTTCTGAATTATTAAAATCACCCTACAAAGATAGAAATGAATCGTTAGTTCACCAAGATTCTAATAACTACGATTGGGCAGGAGTTGTGTATTTTGACAGTTTTAGCATTGAAGATGGAACTAGACTATATTCTTATGCTGATCAAATAAAACCAGATGTTATTGTAGGATCTAAACCAAATAGATGTATATTATTTAAATCCCATTTGTTTCATTCTGCCGGTATAGATTGGAACAAAGACTCGCGAACAGTGCAAATTTTTTTTGTGGAGACAGATAAAAATGTTTGAAAATATAATTCAATTTAGTGCTCATGAAATATATGTAAATTTAAAAGATGAGTATCCTATACCTGCAAAAAATAATTTACCTGAATGGTTTAAAAAGTTAAACCATGATTGGCAAAACAAAACTGTAAAAGGTTGTATGCCTTTTTTAGATTCTATGTCAGCGGGCTATATTTTAAAAACCCCACAAGATTTTTATATAAATCATAATTTTACTGATGAAGAAGGTAATAAAGATACAACTTTTGCTTGTCCCATGAGCGAGGAAACAAGCACGTTAGACCTTCATTTTGTTAATTTAAATAAACAACAATCAGAACACCACGGTATAAATCAAGTCAAAGGCAGTCCTCATTTAGAAAAAAATAATAATCAAGGTGTTTTAAAGTTCTTGAATCCTTGGAAAATAAAAACACCCGCAGGATATTCTTGTTTGTTTGTTCCTCCATTAAATAATTCTGATGACAGGTTTAGTATAATTCCTGCAATTGTAGACACGGATTCTTATGAAAGAGAAGTTAATTTTCCTTTTATAATTAATGGGGATAAATATAAAACTTTAGAAACTACAATTAAAAAAGGAACACCATATGTACAGGTTATTCCTTTTAAAAGAGAAAATTGGAAAATGAAAATAAAATCAAAAAAAACTAAAGATATTGTTAAAGAAGGATTTGGTTTTTCATTAAAATTTTTACATAGATACAAAAATTTAAATTGGCATAAAAAATCATGGAAGTAGATAATTTTGTTAGAGTATATAATGCAGTAGATAAAAAAATAATCTCAAAATTTTTATTGTACACTAGAAAAACTAAAGAGTTTGAAGACGCTCCTATCGAAACATCTGATGGAACTGTGGTTGATACTAAAATACGAGATGTTAAAACACTGTGGTTAAGTGATGACAACGTAAGTTTAACTAATGTTCATTGGTATAATTATTTTAATAATTGTTTTATACAACACATAGAAAAATATAAAAAGGATACTAACTCAGAATATATGCATTATCACAATAATTTTGAAATGAATGTTTTAAAATACAATAAAGATAATTTTTATACTTGGCATACTGATCATAGTTTTAAAACACCACGAACTATGAGCTCTATATTATTATGTAATGATAGTTATAAAGGTGGGGAAATAGTTTTTAAATTACCTAATGAAAAAGAATTTTCAGTTGAATGTGGTGTAGGTGATTTACTTTTATTTCCAAGTAATTTTATGTTTGCTCATTGTGTAAAACCTGTCACAGAAGGAGAAAGAATAACTGTTGTAGGATGGATAGTTTAATGAAACACAACGTACTACCTTTATTTTCACAACCTTTATTTACTACAGAAACTAAACTAGATAATGATGAATTAAATTTTATAGAAACAGAACTTAAAAAAGAAAAAATAAGCCATAGTGAAATAAATAAATTAAGTGAAGACCCTATTAAAAATAAATTTCATACGGGTTTAGAAAATATATTGCAAAAAGATCAATATAAAAATTTAAAAAAAGTAATAATAGATTCAATTAAATTATTTAATGATTCTTATTTAAGGTATGACACTAATTTTGTTATAATTAAATCTTGGGTTGCTTCTTCTCCTTTTGATAGTAGCTGTGAAATTCATAGGCATAATAATTCTTTTTTAAGTGGTGTCATTTATATAAAAGCAAACGAGAATAGTGGTGACATAGAATTTGAAAATTTTAACCATAGAGATATTTTAATTTATCCAAGAAATGATAATACTTTATATAATGTAGAACGCTATTGGGTAAAACCTAAACCAGGCTTGTTGTTATTGTTTCCAAGTAATATGTATCATAGAGTCCATAAAAATAAATCAGGAGAAGATAGGGTATCGGTATCATTTGATATTATGCCTACATACTTTATAAATAAATTTAAAAATGAAACACAAATTAATTAAAAATTTTTTAACTAAAGAAGAGATAAATATTTTAACTGACTATTGTAGAATATTACATAGACAAAATAAAACAAGATTCGATAATCAAAACAGTAATGGTGATTCTAGCTTTTATGCAGATCCTTTAATGGAATCCTTGATGTTAAACAAACGAATTTTAGTTGAAAAACATAGTAAGTTAAAACTGTTACCGACGTATTCATATTTCAGAGTGTACACCTATAAGTCTGACTTACCTAAACACAAGGACAGGCCTTCTTGTGAAATAAGTGTTTCAGTACATATAAATTCAGATGAGACTCCTTGGGAAATATTTGTTGGAAATAAAAAATACAAAACTGTTCCTGGAGATGCTGTCCTTTATAGGGGTTGTGATTTTGAACATTGGAGAAAACCATTTGAAGGAGATTGGCATGCTCAAACATTTTTACATTACGTAAATTTAAATGGACCTAATAAACATTTTTATATGGATCAAAGAAGAATGTGGGGAGATGTTAAATGAGTTTTTTAGAAACTCTTTTTTGTGATTGTCTTTATCATTCAGAAGTATCTAATATTAAAATTAAAAAAGAATTATTAACAATAATATTAAACATTGAAAAAAATAAAAACTCAGACAATAAAACTAATATTGGAGGGTTTCAAAAAGAATTAGAATGCAGGGAATTATTTTTAAATTTAATCTCAGATGAGATTAAAAAATATAAATCTTTGTTAAATTTTAACAGAGAATTAAAACTAGATAATTTTTGGTGCAATATAAATTATAAAAATAACTATAACTTATCTCACATTCATCCCAAGACTTATTTTTCTGGTGTGTATTATTTAAAAGTACCAAAAAATTCTGGTCAAATAGTTTTTACTAATCCCAACATATTTCTTAGAATGCATCCAGAATTAGAATCAGCTTGTAACAATCCTAATTTTAATGTATGCAGAGAAGTAAATCCCAAAGAGGATCTATTACTTATGTTTCCATCTTATTTAATGCACGAAGTTGAAAAAAATAATTCTGATGATAAAAGAATATCAATATCTTTTAATTTAATATTATGAATCAAATAAATATATTTACCAACTCTTTGTTTTTTACAGATCAAAAAGACATAGAGTTTAAAGAACAAGTTAACAAAACAAAAACTGTAGACAAAGTTAAATTTAAAAAAATTATTAAAAAATTTGTAGATAACTTAACAAAAAATTATAACATAAGCTCTGACATAGTTTCTATAGATAATATTCAATATGTTGAAGATTTAAAAAATGAAACAAACTTAAAAATTGTTAAAGAAAATGTTTTATTTCAAGGGTTATACATGTTAGACGTGGCTGAAGATTGCGGATTAATTTATTTTGAAAAAGAAGCTGAAATATTAGCCACCCACACTGACTTCATTAACAAATTTAATTTTATAGCTAGGGAAAATACTATTGTGTCAATTCCATATAGTATAGATTTTACTATGGAAAAAAATAACTCTGATCAAAAAAGAAAATATATTTATTTTACTTTAAATCTTTAGTAAAACATTTAAATTAAAACGCACAGCATCTTGATAAGGAGGGTTACCTTTATGCTCAATCATACTTTTATAGATTTTTGCCTGTCCCATTTTATCTTGATAAAATATGTTGTTAACAAAAGTTCCGCCATCGGTTGTGTGTGGGTTATATAAAATACTTAAGTAGTCTTCTGTGTATTCATCTTTATGAAAGTCAGTATGGTCTTTTGGAAAATACATGTTCCATAAAAACCTTTTTATTTTATAGTTATCTATGTTTAATTTTTCACATATTTTTTTTGTTATTTTGTAGGCTTCCTTGTTTAATGGTGAATCAAAAGGTTTGCCATCTTCCATTGTTGCAACACTAAAACCACCGCTTTTTCCAGAAAATAACGGTGACATTACATTACTATAATCTCTACATTTAGTTAGATACCATTGGTGATAACAAAGTTTATTTAACAAAGCTAAATTTTCTTCGTTAGTCAGTACGTTTTCTATTAAAGTAACTTCTTTTTTAATACACATATTTAATTGTCCTTTCTTTTAATAAATCCTCTCTAATATCTTTTACATCAAAATTAAATGAAATAATACTCCGTCTTTTATTTTCTTTATTTACTCCAGATCTGTGTATTACATGAGATGGAAAAATAATAAAGTCTCCTTCTATAACTCTTAATGAAATAGCTTTATCTAAATCAAGAGGATCTAATAGTTGAGTATATTGATGGTTATCAAATTCTAGATAATAGACTCCAGTAAAATTATTGGCATGAACATGCCAACCATGAGTACCTTCTTTGCCATACTGTTGAAACCATAGATCATTTATTTTAATTGACTTAAAACCTATGTCGTAGGTCATTTTTAATAGCTGGTTTTGTATATCTTTAAGACAGTATTTAACCCATGGTCTGTTAAAATTAGAGGCTTTGTTCCAATCTAATTTGTGAAAAACATCTTTAAATTTTTCTTTGTCTAATTTAATTTTTGATTGATCAATTAAAGATAATAGGTTATCTTTGATATTTAAATGATTATTAAAGTGCGCTTTTAAAAGCGGAGTTCCTATGGAAAGATTCATAAAAACATGTATTATAGGTTTTTTTAAAAAATTGTATACTGTAAATTTAAGTGATAAATAGATAATATGCTACAAAAATTAGGTTTTGCACCAGGGTTTAACAAACAGGTCACAGAAACAGGGGCCGAAGGTCAATGGTTTGATGGTGACTTTGTTCGTTTTAGATATGGCAGCCCGGAAAAAATAGGGGGTTGGTCTCAATTAGGTGATGATAAATTAACAGGTGTTGCAAGAGCAATACATCACTGGGATGATAATGCTGGCGTTAAATATGCAGCAATAGGCACTAGTAGTATTCTATATGTTTTTTCAGGAGGTGTGTATTATGATATACACCCTATTAGAGCTACCTTAACCGGTGCTAATTTTACAAGCACATCAAGTTCGACAACTGTTACGATAACTTGTACCGGCAATCATGGCTTGTTTCAAAATGATATCGTAATGTTTGATGCAGTTTCAGGATTAAGTGGTTCCACATTTACCAACGCTACGTTTGAAGATAAAAAATTTATGGTTACCTCTGTAGTTAGCGGTACAATTTTTACAATTACAATGGCTGCCCAGGAAACGGGGACACCGGTTACAAACGCAGGATCAACTTCTATACTATGTTATTATACTGTTGGACCAGCTCAACAATTAGGTGGTTTTGGTTGGGGTACAGGTTTATTTGGTGGTACAGTTTTAGGCGCAGCAACTACAACACTAGCTTCTACTATTAATGATGCTGTAACTGTTATTCCTTTAACAGATTCGTCAGCATTTCCGTCTTCAGGTACGATACAAATAGGGACTGAATTTATTTCTTTTACAAACAATAATACTACCACGAATACTTTAAGCGGTGGGGCTAGAGAGGTTAATGGAACTACAGCAGCCACACATTCTTCAGGAGCTACAGTTACAAATATAACTTCATACGCAGGTTGGGGTAGTGCATCTTCTACTGACTTTACTATTGATCCTGGTTTATGGGTATTAGATAATTTTGGTACAAAACTTATTGCACTTATTTATAATGGCAAATGTTTTGAATGGGATGCAGCAGCTCCTGGTGCAACAGGAAACAGAGCAACCGTATTACCTAATGCACCAACAGCGTCACGTCATGTATTAGTTTCAACTCCTGACAGACATTTAGTATTTTTTGGAACAGAGACAACTGTTGGGGACCCTACTACTCAAGACGATATGTTTATAAGATTTTCGGACCAAGAAAGTATTGATCAAACAGATTCATACACCGTACGAGCTGAAAATACTGCAGGTACGCAAAGAATTGCTGATGGTTCTAAAATTATGGGAGCTATTAAAGGTAGAGATGCAATCTACGTTTGGACCGATACTGCATTGTTCTTAATGAAATTTGTAGGACAACCTTTTACTTTCTCCTTTGAACAGGTGGGGACTAACTGTGGATTATTTGGCAAAAATGCGTGTGTGGAAGTAGATGGTTCTGCTTATTGGATGTCAGAAAATGGCTTCTTTACTTACGATGGTCAGTTAAAATCTATGTATTGTCTTGTAGAGGATTTTGTTTACGACAGTGTCAATGATACCTCTAGAGATTTAATTAACTGTGGACTAAACAATTTGTTTGGAGAGATAAACTGGTTTTATCCTAGTGAAAATTCCGATGAAGTCGATAGAGCAGTGACCTATAATTATTTAGATTCTTCTGCTCAACGTCAAATATGGACAACAAGTACTTTAGCTAGAACTGCATGGCAAGATTCTGCCGTGTTTAATAGGCCACACGCTACATATTATGGATCAAACGATAATGCTTCTTTTGATGTTACTGGTAATACACAAGGTAGTACGATATACTATAACCAGGAAACAGGGACTGACCAAGTAAATGCAGGTAACATTGCTACAGCAATACCAGCTTTTATAGAATCAGGAGACTTTGATATTACACAAAGAAGAAGTAGTACCGGACAAGTTGTTGGTACACCGGATCTTAGAGGTGACGGAGAATATATTATGAGAATAAGTAGATTTATACCTGACTTTATTACACAAACTGGTGACACTAAAGTTACTTTTACAACAAGAGCTTATCCTAATAGCACACCAGCAACAAAAGAATTTACAATTAACTCATCTAAAACTTTTCAGAGCACAAGAATAAGAGCAAGATCTGTTGCATTAAAAATTTCTAACACAGCAGTTAATCAAGATTGGAAACTAGGTACGTTTAGATTAGACATTGCACCAGGAGGACTAAGATAATGGACACAGAATATTTTAATGAATATATGCAAAGCCCTGCTTTACAAGCTAAGTATGGATCTGTTGGTGCTTATGTTAATTTTAAAAAATCTCAAGAACCTTATTCAATGAAGACTCAATTTACAAATGATTTAAATGATATTAAAGCTTTACCTAAAAGATTTACAGATGGTATCACCGGAGCAAGTAGTTATATTAATGATAAATTTACAAATTTTAAAGAAGGGGTAGGAAATTTTAAAAATACAATTGGAGAGGGGATTAAAGGTATATTTGATAACTCTTTGTTAATGAAATTTGCAGCTGGAAACAATGCACTAAACCCTAACGCAGCAAATTATAATCCTGACCTTCAAAGTCAAATAGATTTTTTAAAAAACCAAGGAATGTATGGTAAAGATAGTATTAGTAATTTACCTAAAATTACAAGTGGTGTTTTAGCCGGTAAAAATTTACAATCTTTATTTGGAACAAATGATTTAACTGACATGTATGCGAATCAAGTAGATAAATATCAAAATACTTATGATAACTTAGGTAAGAATTTTAGTAGCTTAGATGAGGAAGAATTAGAATTTAAAAAACAAAATTATTTTAGTAAATTTTTACAACCTGCTATAATGGAAAGGCAGCTTAACTTTGATAGACAAAATACAATTAATGACGCTCAAGGTTATGATGCAACAGGTAGAGGAAGAGCGTTTGATTATGCTGGAAGAGATAATGAATATGGCACACACCGTTCTACTATAACTAATAAAAATGCTCAAATTAATCAGGACGCAGGAAGGAGAGGTTATGCTAATCTTGGAACTCACACGGCAACTAACACAGCTCAAGAAGCCCAAGACTATCAAGATAGAGGAAGAGGTCAACGGTTTGAAAAAGGTGGTAGAGTTGGATATTTCTTCGGCGGTCTAGCTGCAAGAGGAATGAAAAGATAATGGCAAAAATTGTACAATCATTAACTAGAGCAGCAAAAGAATACGAGCAAACTAATATGCAATCATTGGTCAGGGATCTTGATGGTATTATTACAAAATTAAATTCTTCGTTTCAGGAAGAAGTAAAACAGGAGATAGAAGCTAAGAG